GGGCGGGCGTGTCTGGTGAAGCCCTCTGATGTGATCGCCCTGATCGGGGATTCTCTGGCGGCGAAGGCGAAGCAGGAGCGTGCGCGCCTGGACGATATCGACCTGTGGCTCAGTACGGCGAACCCGGTGGAGAGCCTGCGCCCGGTCAACCAGAAGCCATCTCCCGAGCGGCAGGCGTTGAGCGCTCTCTCGTACACGCCGATCCTGCGGCTGGTGACTGACGAGACGGCGCAGCAGATGCGGCTCGAGGGCCTGACGTCGGCCAGCGGAGACACGCGCGCCCTGTGGGACCCGTGGGAGCGCAACGGCATGCCGTCGCGCCAGGGGGCGCTGTGGCGCGACGCTATCGGCTACGGCTACGTCTACACGATCACCCTGCCCGGCTTCGTGCCAGGCGAGAGCGGTCGTCGCGCGACGATCCGTCCCACCTCTCCGCGGGACCTGTTCACCGTCTACGCCGACGAGGCCGCCGACGAGTGGCCCCTCTATGGGCTGTGGACGATCCCGCAGGGCGGTAGTGACGTCATGTACCGCTTCCTCGACGAGGAGGCCGTGCACTTCGTGTCCCTCGAGGGCGGGCGCTACACCTACCTCGAGCCGCAGCCCCACGAGGCTGGCGTGACGCCGATCATCCGGTACGCCAACGACATGGACCTCGAGGGCCGCACCCCTGGCGAGGTTGAGAAGCATCGCGTGCCTGCGGAGCGGCTCAACAAGACGACGTTCGACCGGATGCTGATCCAGCACTTCAAC